CTCATACTCAACCTTTATTCCCACGTTTTAACCCCACAAAAAAGAAACCATTACATGCCAGCAGTTAGTAGGCATTGATGGAATAAACCAAGTGGTTAAAATGAGTCTAAAAGTTAAGGACGTTATAGGTCCTTTTTCCTAATGAAAGGGAGCAGAAATGGATCTGCTTCTGGCTATTCAATCCAGTCCATGGTGAACGGGGGCAGGGCAAAGGCTTGCCTTGCGTCATCTCCTTGGGCAATCCAAACTTCAGGCAGGTCGGCGGCAGGGATGGTCTCTCCAGGAATCTGGAGCATGACAATCAGGAATTTGTCCGTGGATTCCTCGTTGGTTGGTTCGAAACCAACGTTGGAACTCGGAACAGGCCGTGCGTTGTTTTCCCACCTGTGGATGCTGACATCTGGCACGAACACTGTTGTTGGTGTGTCCGGTCGGAGAATGATCACTGGGATTGGGGCTTGTGCAAATGGTGCTGCATATGCTTGCGCGTCCCCCGAGTATGGCACCACATACCCGAAAACGTCTGTGGGGGGCTCATTCGTGAAAAGTTGTCCAACTGAATACGCGGCAAGCGGGGGCGCATTCGCTCGGCGTTGGTCGCAGAGCACCCATCCAGGGTTCTTCGATTGGATGTAATACTTCCTTCCTCCATAGGCTGCCCTCCCGTACTGTGGCCGCGTGATGGCGTAGTAGCAGAAGACAATCTTCTTTGGAGCGACTGAGGGAAGTGTTGGAATCGGATCGTCGGTGCTGTGGAGCCCGAAGCCCTGCATTTGGTCGTACATGTTGAAGAGTTCAAGACGCGATGCGGGCAAACGGACTGAAGCACGTGATTGGATGGTGTAGTTGGACATCTTGAAAGGCGCTGTCGATGTTGTGTCAAGCGCATAGGGCCAGGTGTTCTCATCTGGCACGGTTCCCTGGTGTGCGAGAACCTTAACTGGCTCCTCTTCAAGCCCAGCAGCTCTCCCATCAACTTCGAAATCTGGGATGTCGTCGTCGGAGAGAACTTCCTTCTTCACGAAGGCTCTCATGTACCCATCATGCTTGATCCATTCGAGTGAATCTTTCTTGGTGGCAGAAAGGGGGACCTGAAAGGCGTAGGGATACCTGTTGTTTGCGGTGTTCCCAAAGTAGAAGAAGGCATTGTTCTGGGGGAGGGAGAAGAAGGGCTCGATGATCGCGAGTCTCATGATGATTGGGACTGGGACCGGAGCTGCTCTGGCTTCTGTGCACTGTGCTGTGATCTGATTGAGCATGAAAACCTCGAGAAACCCAAGGGAGTAGTTTTGAATGGGGTCTCCAGAGGTGTCTCGGTCGGCGTTGGCAACCATCAACCACTCAGTGGCAGCGATCCAGTCAAAGTCGAGGGACGTCTTGTTCTGAGTTTGGTTGAACTGGGTCACGACGTTGTACTGCGACGGGCTGTCGGGTTTTGGGACGGCAGCAGGTGCCAGAGGTGTGAAAACAGTCCTGAAGGAGAAGGTTTGACCCAAAGCTGGTGAAGCAAGAATTTCAAGTCTGAATCCCTTGGCCTTCCAGAAAGCGTGCGAACAGGTGAGGTTGCACAAAGCCTGAGAAGTCACGTTTTGGAACGTGGTTCCGGCTTGCTTGTCAATGAAGGTGATTGGCCAAGTGAGTTCAATCTTGAGAATACTGCTGTAGATGGTAGTTGGTGTCAAACTTCCATAGAACATTGCACCCCAGCTCGGATTCAGGCTGATCATTCCAGCGTCTTGTTGGGCGCGGAAGTTCCTCTTGAAGTTGGTCCTGAGTTCTCCTGGGTGCATGGTGTTGAGGGACCTGGTGATGGTTGGTCCAATGACTTTGCTGATGTCAATTGGCACGTCGAAGACAGGAATTCCTCCACCTCCAAGGTTGGGATTGTCCATTGGCACTTCGACGGCTGTTTCCACGGTCGTTGATCCTCCTTCAGCTGATGTCATGGCGTTGTCAGTGAATTCGTTGCTTGCTGTTCCAATGACCGCTGCTTCATAGTGGTATTCGTTGCTCACTTGGTGTATGCTGTGAGCGCTTCCAGAAGCAGTGCCAAAGGGGATGAACATGCGGCGTTTCACGAACTCAGAGGCAGGCAACCTTGGAAAGATGACGGTTGAGTCGATGGAGAACTTGGTGGAGATGTTGAAGCTCATTGAAGAGCACAAACCACTTCCTCCAACGTCCTTGGTCATCAAGCAGAAGCTTCCAAAGTTCTCGTCCAGTTCAGACAAAGCGGCTGAGTTGACATACTCTCTCGAGCATATCATCGGGATGCGCAGTTCAAAGGTTTCCTGTTTGGAGAGGTTGAAGATGTGATGGCTGTAGAACTGCAGGTCGGTGAAGGAGAAGGTGACGTCATTGAACACTTGCGTGTACACCCTGGGAATGAAAGCTGCAATGGCCCACCCGTTGTTGAAGGCATTTCCGTTGTAGACGATTTGGATCGTCATGAAAATTCCATCGTTCCCGGATGGTCTGTGGAGAATAAAGTTGGAGAAAACGAGGTCCTGTGTTGGAGTTCGGTAGTCAGGGGACAGGTTGATGTAGTCCTTGGGGACCACTCTCCATGCGATAATAGTCTCTGCAGCTTCAGCTGGCACAGCAATGGTCTCTCGGTAAAGAAATGATTCCTTTCCGGTCTTGAGGTCCATTGGTGGCTCTCGCACGATGTTTGGGCGAATTGAAACTGAGGCCAGGGGGTCGACAGAGATTTCAGTCTTTGCTGGGAGAACCATGGTGGTCAGTGGTGTTTCAGCAACGTGTTCTGCAGCACCTTGGGTGTCCAAAGGGTCTTCCTTCCCTTGTGCAAAACCAGTGTAAAGCTTGAAAACACTGCGGTCAGCCACAATGCGTCGGAGGGCAACTCGGTGCATGCAGAACTTCTTGGCCTGAAGGAGAATTGGGGCAGGAATGTTTTCCTTGAAAATTTCCATATTCTCCTTGTAGGTCTTTTCGTCCCACAGGCTGAGTTCGTGGATGGCTAGAACGACCATCTCGACAGTCGTGACATGCTTGGTCTTGTACATTGGGAGCAACTTGATGGTCTTGAGGCGAAGTGCTCCAATGTAAGATTGGAGGTCGGGTTGCCAAACGGGGTGTCGTCCGAGGATGGTGATCTCCTCGAAAGTTTTCCAGCGTGGTTCAGCAGTGACGTCAATCGGTTTCTTATCAGACCCGGTCATGTCCATTCCAAGTTTCCTGAGTTCAATTGCGATGGAAGCAACGTTGAAAACAGGTTGGACTTCAGGGTGGATGGCAAGAAGCAGGTCGTCTCCATGGTGGGCTGGGACGACATAGTTGTCGTAATGCTTTCCGGGGCAGAGCTTAGCAAAGATGGTTCTCATCAGCAGAGCTCCACAAATGCTGTTCCTGATCGTGGTCAGCGGGTCTCCTGAGCGTTCGCCATTAGTTGGTCTCACAAAAACGTGGCCTCCGTTGGGGAGGTCTGGTCGTTGGATGCTTGGACCATACTGAATGACACTGTGGCTCAGGGACTTGGCAAGGGTCAGGCACATTGCCTTGGTGTCAATCGGGTGTTGGAGTCTCTGCTGGACAGAGGTAATGACTCGGTTGGCAGCGTTCATCAGATTTTCGTGGAGGCTTTGGTCAAAGTTCTTGAAGTCAGCGTCAATCCACATTGGCGTGTTCTGGTCAGTTCCGTAGAACCGGCTTCGCGCAACGTGGA